TTCACAATTACAAGGAGATAGAGAACAGATTGAAAGATCTGATTGGACGATTCAGAGAAAAGATAACTAAAGAAATGTATGTTTTACACTATACAAAACTGTTGCAGATTTTAGAGTATATAGTCAACCACTACAATGAAGAAACAGATGAAATAAATGATCATTTAGCAGAATTAATAGCGTCTCTAGATCCTAAAATGGTCCCAGTTGTTCCAGAAGTTAAATGTCTGAAATCGATAAAAATAGAATCTGTAGGTCAACCGGCTGTGAAAATAGAAGCAAATACAGATCTAGAAATAGTGCAGAAATTGGAAGAATATTTTACAAGAATGGATTCACAAGTTACATCTGTAACTTTCAAGAGCATCTTTGATGATCTAGACATAAAGCGAGATAGGTTGAAGCTATACCCGACTGTGATTGAAATCGAAGAAAAGATCAGACCAGATGTCGTGGTGAAGAAAAAATAAAAGCATTAGAACTTGTTGAAGATAAGCATTGTAGCTTTTGAATTCTAAAAGATTGTGTAAAATAAATTTCAATTTTTTATAAAATTTTAATTTCTATGCTTTGGATTGATATACGGAACGTTAAAATAATTAAAAATATCAATTTCTGAACGTATGTCTAAATTCAAACGATTTCCTTTATCATCAAAGATTCCGTGTTCATTAAGAACGACTTTATGTTCTCTCGCGTTTTTTCTGAATTCTATGTTAAACTCTTTACTTCCTGTGAAATACAACAGTGCAAAAGGATACTCTTTTTGACTGGTAATCAAAACGTCCATTCTTCTAAAATATTTATATTTTGGTAGCCTGACCACTCCCATAAATTTTTTATCTCCTAAAGATAGAACTTCTATAATATAATTGTGATGTTTAAGAATCTCTACGAAAGAGTACAATATGTTGGATCTCTCTTTTGGCGTTGTACTTCTTTGTACCGAAAGAAGCAAATCGATATCAGAAGACTGGTCTGCTTCTCGTCTATAGCTTCCTACCAAAGAATAAATTAAGTCTGAAAAAAGCGGGTTTTCTTTGTGTAAAAAATCGTCTAACCATTTACTATGTGCATCCATCTCTTTTCTGGATATTGGTTGTTGTAGATCTTCATAATACTTTAATCCAATCTTTTGAACTCTGTTTAACAAATCTGGATTTTTAGAATTTGCTTGGTGTAGATCTTCAACTGTTAATATGTTATGATTTTTCATCAGTTGCAACGCCTTGGCAGGTCCAATACCGTATATTTTTTCAATATCATCATTATATAAGTATTTGTTAACGCTTTCGGCGCCGGCCGCTTTGCGGTTACTTGTTGTGTGTTTTTCAAAAACTGATTCAAGTTTGCTTCTTATACTTTTCCCAATTCCTTTGACATTTTTCAAGTCTTCCCAAGATTTTATCGTTTTGATGCGGAGAATCTGATTTAGCACTTTTTCGTATGCGGCAATTTTGTAGTCGTGTTTGATTTCTGTATCTTTTTTTAAATTTTGTTCTGTGTGTATCCAAAAATTCAACTCTTCTATGAGTTGAATTTTATAATTATGTGATGCAGCCATTTATACTTGATAATATTTTATAGTACAAAAGTTATTGTTACATTATAAAATGACTAGTAAGTGGTGTTTGATGCCTGAAAATATTAATAAACCCTACCTAGTGCCCATGAGTGAAAGATCAAGTTTAGCAGTGTCTTCGTCAATGGAAGAATCAAACATGAATAAAATGAAAAATTCTACGGCATATCAATATTTGTTGAATAAAAAAGATGAAATGCAATCTGTGATTGATAAAATTGCATTTGGAGGTATGTCACTGTGGTTTCTGTTGCTTGCTATCTTAATATGTATTCTCCTCTTTTCTTCAATCGGAAAAAGTAAATAATTGAAATTTTCTACAAATAAAAATTACAAAATTTTAAACAGTATGAACACGTTTGTCATAAAAGATAGCGTTATTATAGAGCCAGAGTATCTGGATCACAATTTACACATATATCTAGAAAAAAAGGTTAAAGACTCTTTTATAGGAAAATGTTTCAAAGAATACGGGTATATCGTAGACGTTATTAAAATTTTAAAATCTAAATCTAGAATAACTTCTTCAGACAGTACCATTGTGTGGGATTTAGAGTTTGAAATAAGTAGCTTATTTCCAGAAGTTGGTAAAAAATATAAAACATTTTCTTTTATTAACACGTTTGTTTTTGAAAAGTTTAAAAGTTCGCTCTTTAACTTGTATGAAATAAACAATAATAATACTGTAACTTCCATACAAATTTTTGTCATGAATGGAAATAAAGATAAAGACCAACTCTCTTTCCCGGGTTGTGATTGTGTCGTTGATTGTAGTAACGTGAACTCTCCGTCAGAAATTGATGTCGTCGTCGACCATGTAGCGTATAAAAACGGACAATTTTATATCACAGGTGAACATGTTCATTAAATTCAAAACTTTAAAAGTTTTGAATAAAAATTTAGATACAACTTTCCAATATTTCTTCTGTGATAGTTTTTACGTTTCTCGCGCCGTCTACTTTTTGCACTTGTATACCTGAAGAAAACTTTGAATTGTACATAATGTTGTATTCGTCATTAAGTTGTTGCAAGTATGTTGTTTCTATATCTTTTTCACACTGTCTGTTTCGTTTTTGTTTTCTTTGGAAACAAACATCTACGGGGGTGCAGACATAAAACACTCTGTCTGGGTTCCAAAAGTTTTGGTTGAATATGCTAGCAAACGTGTTGATTTCTTCTAACGTCAGATATCCATTTCGAACACCGTTTTTGACAAACAAAAGCGAAGAAAAAGGAGACCTCTCAACAAAAATAAAAGGCTTTGAAATATATGCACACATCTTATCATATTGTTGTTTCATTGACACAGTAATTTTTACTTGTAATGTAAACATCCATCTTTTTGGATCTTCATAAAAAAGATTTAAAACGGGTATCCATTCTTCCAAATTTTCTTTGAAAACTTTATATCCTCTATTTTTGAGTTCGTCTAGAATAGTGCTTTTTCCGGAACCGATGTTTCCGTCTATGCAAAAAATCTTGGGTGTGTTATTGGTGTTGTATGTAGAAATATTTTTTTGTATTTTATCAAACAAAGGGTTGTAAACCTGTAGTTGATGCTCGTTCTCATTAAAACTTAAAAACGACATTTATTACATTTTAATATATTTGAAACAGATTAATTCAAATTTTTACGCTTTGCGCACCAATTGTAGTCGACACACGTCTTTCTGAAATTGTATGGTCTCCTTGAAACCTGCCCTTCAAAACATCTCCCGGAAAAGCTCCTATATATTGTACCAGCACATCATTTCTACAAAAAACAGGAATTTTATCATTGATATCTTCACAAAATACTACATTATCAGGATCGTCTTTATCTTCAAACAGGGTTTCATATAGATCAAATCCTAGACGATCTGAGTCAAAAACTTCTATGATATGTAGTCTTATGGCGTTATTGACAGAGTTTTCGATATTTGTTTTTACATCCGATGTCAAAATAATTTGAGAATCGTAAACTATAATGATATTATAGTTTTTTTGCGATGCTATAACGAGAAGCTGTTTATATATATTAATAGTGAGTTTTTCACTATTAATGTTATGCTTTGTTATAAAAAAAACTATCGTATTGTTGTTTCTGTTTTTGTTTTTTTTAAAACAGGGAATAGGTTCCGCGATATAAAACTCGGGTGAAATAGATTTGCTGTCGATTTTTTGTGTATTTGCGGGAACATTATACCCTCTACGAGTTAACATTAGAGAAGTGAAGTGTTTGATTCTTTCATCCATTCTTTATTTTGTGTATGTACACTTTTTTAAAAAATCATTTTTTAGTTTTTATTACAAAATACACAGTTAGCATTGTTATCACGATCACCGTTATTGTGGATATTTGATACTTGTATTTTTCCAGAGTTTTAATAAGCAAATCCCAAAAATTGTCAGGCGATGGTGGCTTTGGCGGTTGTGGACCAAAATTGCATACTATATCATTTTTTATATCATCTATATCAACATTTTCAGCGTTTGCCACATCTATAATTATCTGACATATGTTTGTTGGACATGTTGGTTTACGTAAATCTGAAGGTACAAAATATTTTGAACTGTCTGAACAAGACAAAAACCAACAACCGTCGTTATAAGAATGTAAACCTTTTAGTTTATTATAAGAAGTGCTGTTAGATCTTAACACACAATCACAATCTTTTGTATTGTGTCTGATGCAATAAGATTGCATATATGCGTCTCCAGTTGCCGGAGGAAGATTCTCGTACCAGAGTCTACATGCATCACTTCCGCTCTCAAGCGATTTAATACGACTACATTCTGTAAGACCATTTGGGCAGTTTGTTACTGGTTGAAAACATGACTTTTCTAGAACGTCGTTGTTTATTCCAAAGATAGAAGTAAACTTTGCTGTCTGTTCTACAGTGTCTATTTTATCTAAATCGTAAATGCATCTTATATTTGGGGGTGCTCCGTCCCATGTAACATGTATTAAAGGGTCTTCGTTTTTCGAACTTAGTCCTATATCGCAAGAGACATACGAGGGAGCCGCACAATCGTACTGGCTAGTACAAAAACCTCCACAACAGGTTTTCTCTCTGATAACGGGATCTTGTATACCGTCATCTCTCGTTTTACATTCATATCTCGGTGTGGCAATCGAACAGCTGAGACACTCACAAACTCCCGCAGGGCCAGGACTATATTCAGCGTTGTGCGTTTGCGTTTGCACTCTTTTGCCTATAACTTGATTTTGTAAAAAACTCATTTTGTTTTTAACATATTTTTAAAATAGTCGGTTGAATAAGATTACATCGATAACAACATTCTGATGTTGATTTTTCAAAAACCTTTCATCTAATAAAAATTTATTTTAAAACAAAACTGCACATCATAAAATGCAACACGAAAAGAAATATAACAGACATCCTAAAAGAATTCATATACTACTTGATCTAGACAACACTCTAATCTCTTCTATTTCTAAAGAAGAAGAAAAGAAAGTTCATAAACCCAGGATGAAATTTTTTACATGGAAAGAAATGGAAGGCTATTATAAAATTTTTGAAAGACCAGGGCTTCAAAAATTTTTAGATTTTTTATTCGAGAACTTTAACGTAAGCGTATGGACTGCCGCTTCAAAAACTTATGCTCTTTTCATTATTGAAAATTTTATACTTGTAAAACCAGAAAGAAGACTCAAATATATCTTCTTTTCACATCATTGCAAACATTCGAAACGTACAAAACGTACACAAAAATCTATTCAAATGCTTGTCGATGAATACAATTTGCAAGAATTTAGAAAAAACGTGTATATAATAGATGACCATCCAGAAGTGTTTAACGCACAACCCGATAAATGTTTACATGTAAAAGCGTTTGAATTCACAGAAAGAAAATCGTTTGAAGACAACGAGTTAGAAAAAGAAATACTCCCTCAGCTAAAAAAAATAATTATACAAGACAGAAATTTTTAAAAATAATGATTTTTCTTTTTTGAATTCATTCGCAGTTCCAAAACATAATGACCAACAATAATATTCGTTCTTCTTTTGAAACACTTTTGACGCAACGCCGTCATACTGAAGATTCTGGTCAACAAAGATCAGAATGTCACAACTCTAAATGTATGTTTGAAGGACATTTTAGATTCAATAACGTTTTTTTACAGATTAGAACAAACAACAAACAACTTTGTATCAACACACTTATTGCTGTTATTAGATATATAAATCACTGTCGTTAAGATAAAAACATTTTTAAATGTTTTTAGTTCCAGTAAACCATTTGTAATATATATTCAAACAAACTGTTTGAATACAACATTAACCAATATTAAAAACTGAATGATTTGATAACATCGACGAACACTTTAATGCACATTTCTGAACAAGGGACAGGAAAAACAGGACACCACTCTGATTTTGTTGAAAAAATACCATCAGAACTGCTTGACTATTTAACAGAAAACCCAGAAATACATGTTGATTTAAAAGTCGAAGCAAAAATGAAAGAAAAAGCAATCTTCCATTTAATGACAAAATACCCTAGTATTTTTTTCTAAACGATCTTATTTATCATGTATAAATATATTTTTAAATCTCTAAAGATTTAAAAACCACATGAATAGCTTGCTCAAATTGAATTATCAACGAAAAAAAATAGATCAAGAACGTATTGCTACTCATTACGACGATGTAGTATTAAATCAACATCTGTATACAGAAGAAAAAGACGCAACAACCAATTTACGTCGTATCAACAATTTTATTAAAACTTGTATCTTAAACAAGTATGTTAAAAAAAACGACGTGGTGTTAGATTTAGGGTGCGGAAAGGGAGGAGATTTACAAAAATATCAAAAATTAAAAATAAAAAAATATGTAGGGGTTGATGTATCTGAAAAATCTATAAAAGAGGCAAAAAATAGAGCAAACAATCTTAAAATAAATTTTGTTACACAGTTTTGCTTAGCAGATGCGTACAATGATAGACTATTATTTGGTGGGTGTTTTTCAACACTAAACCAGTTTGATGTTATAACATCTCAGTTTAGCTTTCATTATGCTTTTTTTGACGATTTATCATTGAAAACGGCCATTTCCAATGTAGACTTAAATTTAAAACCGGGAGGGTTCTTTATTATTACAGTTCCTCGGAAAAATATCATAATAAACCGGATTTTGAAACACCGAGCTCACAACTCTTTATACCGTATAACAGATGTTAACCCGAAATCTCAAAACTCGGAGTCGTGGAAAAGTTACAGTTTTTCTTTAGTAGGTTCTGTTGACGAATGTATTGAATATTTTGTGGATTATGTGAAGATGAAAAATATGCTAGAGGAAAAGTCTTTCGATTTCGTGGAAAGAACTAGGTTTACGCCCGTGTTGAAAGAGGGTGTAAAAAAAAACCCAGACTTGTTTACAAAAATGAAAATAGAAAACCCAAACAAAAATGAAACAGATGTGATCGACCTCTATGAAGTTATTGTCTTTCAAAAACGGGTCTTTGATTTATAACTTCTCGGACTGGTATTTTAAAAATATTGAAATGTAAACAAAAAAATATTAATTGTGTAAATATGCAGAAAGTTAACGACAATATTATCGATACCCGCTCCGCGGGCGGCGCCTTCGGGGCTAACATCTGGAGGCTTACAAAAAAGATATTTAACAAGTCCGTTCCAAGTTGTTGCACTGTGCTTTTACGCAACTTAAAATACAAAAACACACAAATACAACAACTAATATGTATACATGCAGCGTCTGTCGGACATTTAAAATGCTTAGAACAATTATATCTCTTAAAATATGACCTAACAGAGAGAGCATGTATTAAATCGGTGCAGCAAAATAACTTTAACTGTTTTAAATTTCTAATCGATAACAACTGCCCCATAACTAATACTATAGCCAAAGAAGCTGCAAAATATGGCAGGTTAAACTTTTTGATTTATCTTCACAACAGAGACAAAAACGTAATAGATGCTGACGCATGTGCGTATGCAGCACTAAATGGACACCTGGGCTGTTTGATTTTTCTTCGTGAAAAATTGTATCCTTGGAACGAAAAAACATGCGAATATGCCACAATTGGAAAACACATAGATTGTCTAACTTATGCATATACTCAAGGATGTCCAATGACATCAAAGGTTTGTGATCTAGCCGCGATGACAGGGAACATCTATGCTTTAATTTACGCTTACGAAAACGGGTGTATCATGAGTCCAAAAACATGTGATTATGCCGCAAAAAACGGACATTTTGACTGTTTGATGTTTGCTTTTGAAAAGGGAGGACAGGTAACACCAAAAACCTGCTTGAAAGCAATAAAGAGCAAGAATTTAAAGTGTGTCGACTATGCAAAAACACACTGTAAAATATACTACAGATATGACGTTGTGAAGCTACAACGGTTTGTTCTAACATTCAAACTAATAGTTCATAAAATGCTCCATAAATAAAGTATATATAGTATAAAATTTATTTTTCTAATGAACATCATTAGAAATTTTAAAATATACGATTCAAGAATTTATTCAAACTTTAGTGAATAACAACGAGACTAAAAATATGGATATATTCAAGGATGCAGTCGTCTTTAAACGACGGCGCTCCGCGCTTGTCTTATGAGATCTCTGAAATATTCATTTTATACACGAGTTTAAAAAAACGAAAAATATAATTTATGTTTAACTTTAGAGTTAAACATGTCTCTTTACAACAATATTGTTACTAAGCTAGAATCTTTCCATTTGACTCTTCTTGTCTCAAAAGAAGTTCTTCTTTCTAATAAACGAGTCATCTATAAATGCAAAGAAGAACACATTAACGATCTAGCGTTGGCTTCGTTTAATAATAAGACTTCGCCGCGTTTGATGGATAGTCTTTTTAGTCTATGTCAAACATGTCAAAATCTTCACGTACACGAGAAAGAGATTAGAGCCAGACTAGAAGAGTTAAACTTTACTCTGATCTCTTTTTCTTATATTGATCACGGTGACAGAAAAGTAGACTATAGATGTAGTTGTGGAAATACTTCTTCTACTGGTTGGAAAAATCTTAAGAAAAGTACTCGAACAACTAAATGTCCAAAATGCCAAAACGACAAGAATAAAGTACCATATGATACACTGTGTAAAACGTTTATAGATGGTCAGTGTGTTCTTCTGACTAAAGCAGAAGAGTATGTAAACAACAAATGCAAACTAAAATACACATGTGTGTGTGGAAATGATGCAGAAATAGTGTATCACGATTTTGTAGTCGGAAAACGTTGTGGAAAATGTAAAGTGTCTAGAACGTGTAAAACAAATATAGAAAAATATGGCGTTCCTAATCCGTTTCAGTCTGCAGAAATTAAAGAACGGATAAAAGACACTCATGTTAAGAATTTGGGTGTCGAATATCCACAACAACATCCAGAAATTCGAGCCAAAACAGAAAACACATGTCTTCAGAAATATGGGTATAAGTGGGCGTTTGTTGCTCCAGAAGTATACACCAAAATAAAGAAAATTTTCAAGGCTCGTTATGGAGTAGAATATCCGTTGCAATGCGCAGAAATACTAGAAAAGATAAAACTAGTTTGTCAAGAGCGATATGGAGCAGATTATTTTGTTCAGTCTGATGAGTGCAAGAAAAAGATGATGGAAAAACATGGTGTGGAGTATTTTGTTCAGTCTGATGAAGCTAAACGATTAATGTTAGAAAAATATGGTGCAGAGTATTTTGTTCAGTCTGAAGAGTGTAAAAACATGATGATGGAAAAATATGGTGCAGAGTATTTTGTTCAGTCTGGAGAGTTCAAGAAAACGATGATGGAAAAATACGGTGCTGAACACGCTATGCAATGTCCGATATTATTTCGAAAAGCTGCAGCTTCTTCATTCAAAAGAAAACCATATATTTTTAAAGATCAAACGTTTATGCTATTAGGTTACGAAGACAGAGCTATTGATGATATATTAAAAGAAGAAGACATTGATGTGATGTATGCTGGAGAGTGTGAAGAGATTCCGGTTTTTGAATACTTTATAGACGACAAAAAACATTTATATTATCCAGATATTTATATTCCAGAAAACAATAAAATTGTAGAAGTAAAATCTATATATACTTATAACAAAGATGTTGAAAAGGTCGAGTATAAAGCAATAAGTGTTTCAGAACATTATATATTTGAACTTCGAATTTATGACAGCAAAATTTTAAAATTTGTTATAGAAGTATACAAAGGAGTTGTCAAAATTGTCAAAGGAGACGACTTTGAGTTTGGAAAAACAGTGTAGATTTTAATAAATTTTTCAATACTGAGTAAACAGTATTGAAAATATGGATATAAGCCAGAAAAACAAAAAATCTCCCAAAACAAACAGCACCACCAGAAACCCCGATCACAATACAGGAAAACCTAATGCACCGCCGCTAACGCGGATAATATTGTTATTCAAACCTAGAATGATAAATTCGTAGGTCTGTGGATAATCTTGTCCACTTCCGAGAGGGCCGCCTCCTGCTGCACCTACCTTGGATTCGGCACTTGCTTCGGGGCTGATACTGACGTTGTTCAACTTACCATAGTTAGTTGAACCGAGAGGATCGATGTCGTAATACGACAGAGAGTAAGAATACATATGGTATCCAGTAACAGTAGGAATAGCTGGAGACTTATAAAAGGGATCAACAAGAGAGAAGAAATCGGAACCCATGCTTGCAAGACGAGTGGTGTTTTCGTAAGTAAGAGTTGTTTTTGAGATAGGATCGAAAGCACCGCTGGGATTGACGTTCGGAACCTGAGGTCCGGGAACTTCTGCGGCAGACGTGTAGTTAGACCAAACATTAGGACTGGTTGTATTGCGCACACCGAAGAAAAGGGCCTTAATAGAGTGAGAGAAGCGGATGTCATAGCTCGGGGTTGGATTTGTTGCAGGAGCAAAGACTTGCCTAGGAGCAGTTTGCACTTGTTCGATAAGCATATCTCTTGGAGCGCATGCCATTCTCTTACGTTCGTCGTTCGACACGAGACCATAGTTGGCCCAAACCTGGATGTTAGTAAGTTCGGGAGCCGCTGTAATATCCTGTCCAACCGCGGGCACACTAATCGGGTTGGTTCCAAGGACTGGAACAGAATTGTCAAGAATAAGAAGCTCAGACCAGTTTCGGAAACAGAAAGAAATACGAATTTCATTATACGGTAAAGCCGCAGTAGGAAGAGCAAGACCGCTGTCC